GAAGCCTCCCCTGTTACCGCAGGCAAGCCCGCCGGGTTTGTTGCCCCGGCGGTACGGCCTCCCGTCCACCCTCGGAAAAACTGTTCGCTTAGGTTAGGAACGTATAATCCCGTAGGGTTAGCGGCATTTGGTCGCCATTTGCCGAGGTTGGCGGCGATAGTGGCACTGGTGGCGTTGTAGGCGAGCAGCATTCCTGTGAACCCACCAGCATCATAAACTTTTTTCAATTCAGGCCAGTCTGCGAACAAAGCGAGGTCGCCGTTCGCCCAAACGTGATTTTCGGGCAGGGTCGTGGAGCGCCAGTAGCGCGGAACGCCGATCATGGAGAGCCGAAGGGCCTCGCAGTAGTCGAGAGCTTTCTTGTCGGCTGCGGAAAGAAGGCCGTTCTTTGCTTGAGTAGCAACGGCGTATGTCGTATTGGTGTCAATATCGCCTATGAGTTGAAAGTACGTACCATCATAGATGAAATCATATGTCCTGTTTGCGGCAAGGTATCCCGCAGCAATCGCGGCATTTCTGTACCGGATGGCCTTGGCTCCGGTTGCATTGACGTTGAGTGTCGGGTTGGCTGCCGTATTCGTGACTGTGAAGCGCACCGCGATGCGTGCCCCTGTTGCGAGAACAAAGCCCGTACAGTTGACCGCTTTAGCCGCTGTTTCCGCCGCTGTGGAACAGGTTCCATAGTGTATGATGTTCGCTGAACCGTTGAAGCTGACGCCGTCAATCGTCCGGGCGGTGGCAAGTTTCGTCGCTGTGCCAGCGTTCCCAGTGATCGTGGTCTGCGCAGGATGCACATGATCGCCCCGTGCAAACGTGCTTTTCTCCGTACCTACAGCGGCGGTTCCGGCGGCCTTTGGCGTTGTTTGGGAGGCTTTGGCATGGCCCAACACGGTATCCGTAGCCTCCACGCTTGTATGCGAAGCAGGGGCCGCGCCGATGTCCGCAGGAGTGAGCGCGTCCGTGCCCCCGGTCTTGTGTGTGGCTTTGTGTGCCGTGGGCGTCCGGGCATTGCTCAGACGGGCGTCGTTCCCTTGGCACGCTGTGCCCGCAGCCGTGCCATAGCTGACCGTCAGGGTCCGATCCGCTTCGAGAGTGCCGCCCCCAGTGAGGCCCGTGCCCGGCTTGATCTGAATCGTCTTGGCCGCAGCCCCGATGTCTGCTGGCGTGATGGCGTCCGAACCTCCAGTCTGGTGCGTAGCCTTGTGCGGCTTTGGCGTCCGAGCGTCGGCAAGGCGCACGTCATTGCCCTGACACGCCGTGCCCGCCGTGTTGCCGTACTTGATGGTCAGCGTCCGGTCGGCTTCGAGCGTGCCGCCGCCCGTGAGCCCCGTCCCGGCCTTGATCTGCACGCTCTTGCGGGCCAGCGTCTCGTGCGCTCCGCCGTCCTTGTTGTGCGCGTCGAGCTTGCGGTCGACGTACTCCCGCGTCGCCAGCACCTGCGCCGGGTCGATCTCGATGGAAACCGTGGCCGCATCGAGGACGCGGATGATGAGCCGCACAAGCAGGTCCGTTGCCGCGCCGGAACTGATGTCCGGCTTCTCGGTCAGCGGCGTGTTGCCCACGGCGAACAGCGTCCCGTCATCCATCCACAGTCCCACTTCGCGGATGTACCAGCCGCCCTCGGCTTGCGGGATGAACAGCTCGGCGGTGAACAGATCCGGGGTGGCCGGATCAAGCACGATGTCATTGATCTGGGCGCGGAACCGTTCGTTCACGAGCTTCGTCATTGTGGAAAGCGGCGTCACGGGGTTGCCCCCGCCGTCGCCTACGGACATATGCGAGAGCTTGACGGTCTTGCCCTGCGTCAGCGCCTCTCTGACGGCGTTGCGTCCGGCGTTCGTCGTTACAGTGCGGAATTGTTGGCTCATATCTCCTCCGGTGCGATGGTCAAAATGTGCTGCCAGTGGGCGACGGCGCCCGTGTTCAGCGAAAGTTCCTGTTCCAAGTCCGTGATTTCCTCGGGCCAGATGGTCATGGTGTTCCCCATGCCGAGCACGGCCCCGAAGCGCGTTTCGCAGTTGCTGCCGAGCGCCACGGTGATGCCGAGGTGGTCGAGGTGCGAACGGGTGTTTTTCGTTTCGAGGATGATCTGGCGGGCGCGGTTGATGTCGTCGGCAACGATGCCCTGCTCGAACAGCGTCACCAACACTTTGAAATGGTACGGCTGGCCGCCTTCGTAGTCGTACCATTCCGTCACTGTCGTCTCGACGTTGCCGAGGGCGGCGGTCACGGCGGTTTCCACGGCCCACGGCGTCCCCTTTTTGCGGTGCACGGCGATGGACGTCTTCACCATCTCCAGCCGCTCCGCGTAGGTCCGGGCGATGTCGTAGTTGTCGACGTGGAGCTGCCACGCCAGCAGATCCAGCAGCGGCTCCTCAAGCGCCCGCAAGCCCCCGGCCTGTTCCGCAAGGCGGCGCAGGGGCGGCAGCAGGTCCGGCTCCTTGCCGTAGAGCCGCGCGTACAGCAGCAGCGACGGGATGGCCTTCACGGACGGCACAAGCAGCCCGTCCAGCGCGTCGGCCGCCGCCCGGATCGCCGGATCGCCAGCGATGGAATCCGGGAGCAGCTCAAGGAACGGCGTGGAACCGATGCGCCGGCTACTCATCTTCAACCCCGCCGAACGTCATGGACACGGACGTCTCGCGCGCTATCTGCGTCTCGGTGAGCCGCTGGAAAACGGGTGTCGCCAGTTCCACGCGCTTGGCCCCGGCGTTGCGCATCCGGGCGATCAGCTCGTCCGGGTTGATGTCCCGCCCCGGCTTCGACCGCTGCCAAAGGCGGTATCCTTCCACAGCGGCGTCCACGGCCTTCGTGATCGAGGCCAGCAGCGTGGAGTCGGACGACGACAGAAACCACTTCCCGGCAAGCGCGTACTCCACCGTCTCCGGCGACCCGACGAGCACCTTGTCGGTGAGCGGGCGCACGTCCTTTGGCGTCAGCGCGTTCTCCACCTCTTCGATCATGGCTTCATCCGGCAGTTCCCCGTCCGTCATGACAAAGCGGACGTCAACGATGCCCGGCGTCGGGGAGGTGACGCTCACCGCGCTGATGTCGGCGCTCACCGCCTTGACCCGCGCTTCATACGCGCCGTTCGGCCCGGCAACGGAAAAGCTCTCCGGAGCCATGCGGATGCGGTCGCGGAACCGCTCGTCCCCCTCCTCGTCACAGCCGGAAAGCGTGGTGGCCACGTTGCTCACCAGCGTGATGTACGGCAGCGGATCGACGAGGCGGCATATCTGACCCGGCAACAGGCCGTTGCCCGAGGCCCCCGCTTCCGTGGCCTTCGCGGACGTTTCGACAAAAAGCTCCCCCGCGGGAAGCACGGCGTCGGACAGCGTGGCGAACATGACCCCGCCGGACTGCGTGGTCACGCGCGTCCCCGCAGGGATGGGCACGGCGAAGTCCAGCGCCTCGTCGACGCCGAAACGCACGGTCGTCCGGGCGGGCTGCGGCTGGATGCGGATCACGCCCATCGGCGCGCCGAGATGGTCGAGATGCCCGCCCCGCGCGTAGGCAAGGAGGTTCTGTTTGCCCGCCAGATCGATCAGGCCGTTCTGGACCGAAAGGATGTAAGCCAGCGATTCCAGAAACAGGCGCACGGGATCGCCCGGCTGGAGCGTCGCCTTGGCGATGGCCTCATACGCCGTGATGATCGCCGTTTCCGTCTCCCCGGCGCTCTGCGGCGCGAAAGAGACGGACGGCAGGCCCGAAAGATCAGCGAAAGTCATTCAGGTACTCCTTGCGGATTTCGACAGTGACCACGGGCGTCAGCTTCCCGTCAGCCGCGCCGGACGTATCCGTCCTGAAGGTCACGCTCTTGACCTTGATGCGCGGGACGCAGCGCTCCAGCCCCCGCCCAATCTCCGCGACGAGCAGCGGCCTCGACTCGGGCAGCGGCAGGTCGATCAGCTCCCACGACAGGCCGAAATCCCGGTCGAGCGGCACGCTCCCCTTACGTGTGGCCAGCGCCGTGCGGATTTCCTGCGCCAGACCGCGCAGGCCCGTCGCGCCGATCTCCACGGACGCGGGCACGCTCATGTCCACGGTCAGTTCCATCAATTATACTCCGTGAGGTTCAGTGCTATTTCGGCGCTCATGGTCACGCCGTTGTGGAAAATCCGGTGCTGCACCTCAACGCTTTTGAGCACGTACAGGCCGTAGTAGGTCAGGCCGAGCACGAGCGGCACCTCCTCGCCGAGCACCGCCAGCTCGCGCAGGGCGTCGATCCGCATGTCCACGGTGAGCGCCAGCGGCGTCAGCGGGAAAAGCTGGACGGTCAGGCTGAGGGTGTCCAGATTGCGGCCCGTGTGCTGCACCTTCGGAAGCCCGGACACGCACTTGTGCTCGGCAAACTGGATCTCCCGCTGCTGCTTGAGGTCGCGGAATGTGACCACCTCAGCGTCGGTCACGGTGAAAAAGAAGGTGCCGAGGACGCCCTGGTACATCATTTGGGCGCTCCGGTGGTCCCGCCGTGCGGACAGTCGTGGACATGGGCGAGGAAGGAAATGCCGTTCACGGTCACGTCTCCCCCGGTGACGGTTATGTTGCCACGATGCCGGATGTTCCCCTGCGTCGCGGCCTCCGTCCCCCCGCCTCCGGACCCGCCCATCGAGAGCGCGGGCGTGTTCAGGCCGATCTTCGCCGCCGAGGTCAGCTCCAGCGCGCCGCCAGCTGTTACCTTGCCGTTTCCTTGAAGCGTCACTTCAACATTTCCGGTCACGCTGGCCTCCACGTCGCCTCTGACCGAGGCCCTGAGTTTGTGCGCGGCGCGGTCGTACTCAAGCGTGGTGCCGTCGCTGAACGTGCGGTGGAACTTGTCGCCGCTCGCTACGGGCGGTTTCTGCGCCCCATACATGGAGCCGAGCACGAAACCCTCTTCGAGCCCGTTGCCGAGGAACAGGCACAGCACCTGATCCCCCACGTCCGGCAGGTCGAAAGCCATGTCCGCGCTGGCTCGGGGGACGAGCACGGGGAGCCACCCGGAGACGAGCTTCGCGGTCACGGTGTCGCGGAACTCCACCCGGACTCGGTGCTTTTCCGGCTGGCGGGACACGACAAAGCCCACGCGGGCAAGTTCGTTCATCTTCATATCCATCAGTAATCCAGCGCCTTTTCCAGCTCGAGGCTGGTCGTATAGCCGCCATCCGCCGAGAACGTGTGCGTCGCCTGGGCGATGACGTATTTCGAGTCGAAGCGGCCCCATCCCTGAATGTCCAGCACGGTGCCAGCCCGGAACCGGGTGTCGCCCATGCCGGACAGCGAGGCGGTCTGTTCCTTGCGGTTCTTGTCGCGCAGCTCCGCCTTCGCCATGCGCTCGGCCTGCGCCTGATTCTCGATCCGCTTGTTGATGTAGAGCACGCGCCCGGTCGTGGGCGGGATGTTCGGCTCGTACTGCGTCTCTATCGTCTCGGAATCCGCCGCTTTCGTGTAGCCGACCACGCATTGCGTGTAGATGCCCTCGGTCGTCCGCTTCGCCCGGAAGGACTGGAAGTCCAGCCCCTCGCCGGGGTCGGCCTCCGACGCCCGCCTGATGGCGATGGGCTCAAGCTGATCCGCCGTCTGGCCCGCGTACACGACCACCCTGTCGCTTTTCACCGCAAGCCGGAGGCCCTGCTCCTTGGTGATGCGCTGCATGAACTCAAGGTCGCTCTCCTGCCGCTGCTCCACCCGCTCGTAGACCAGCTCAGGCCCGCGGTAGAGCGTGTCCAGCCCGGCGGCGCCGGCAATGTCCGCGATGACCGTGGTGATGGGCGTCTTCTCCCACGAGCGGGTCTTCTTCTGGAGCATGAGCGAGGATTTCACGGCGGCGGGCACGGCCTTGACGGTCACGGTATCGCCGCCTTCCGCGCTCGATTCCAGCTCCATCTCGTCCACCTCGAACTTCCCGCAGGGCAATTCCTCGACCGCGCCGATCTCCCGCCAGTTCTCCGTGAGGATGCTGGCCTCGATCACGTCCCCGGTCTGCGGGAGCCAGTCGCCTTGCCAGATGCCCTCGCGGTCCTCCAGAACGATCTGGAGGTCGTCCAGCTCCTCGTCGGCCTTGTCGGTGTAGGTCAGGCTGACGAGGTACGGCATGAGGTCGAGGGTCACGTCATGGCCCTTGATGCTGACGGTCACGGCTGCGCGGCGCATCACATGCGCTCCCACGGGGGCAGGGAGGACACCTTGGCGACAGACGGCGCTTCCGGCGCAGCCACGCGCACGTCGCCGCCGAAAATCAGGACGTCCAGCTCATCCACGTTCTCAGGGAACAGCGTGCCGAGCCGCAGCTCGTCGCCGTAGGCGTCCTTCGCAAGCTGATCCCATGCCTGCCCCTGCCGCGTCGTCTTCTCACTGGGCATGTGCCGTCCTCGCCTTGTCCGAGCGCATCCTTTCGAGCGCGCGCCGGACGAGCTTTTCAAACTCCGGCTCCAGACGCCGGAGTTCTTTTTTAAGCGCGGGCAGATTCCCCGCGTCCGCGATGTTGAAATGCTGCACGATCTGGATGTCCCCCGAAGCCTCCGGCCGGCGCTGCGCGGAAGCCTTTTTGTTGCGCTCCAGCAACATCGGCGTTTGGGGAAGCACGGGCGGAAGGGCATCGCGGCCGAACTTCGCGCCGACCGTCCGGGACCACTGGTCCGGGGCCGCGCCCAAGGCATTCTTCAAGACCGCGAACGGCGATCCGCTCCTGTCCTGCCGCTGGACGGGGTGGAAGATGGCGCGCGGGGCGGGCTGAGGGGATGATGAAGACGCCGGGATGTTGACGACAGCCGGGGGGATGTCCGGCTCGCTCACCTTCGAGAGCGAGGCGTCGAAGAGTTTGGGCAGGCGGTCGAAGGTCTTGTTCAGGCCGCCGACGAGGTTCTGCCCGGCTTTCGAGAAGGCCACGGTTTCGGAGTCTCCGGACGACGAGGGCAAAAGCACGGACGTGCCCACGGGCTTCGATGCGTCCTTGTCCTTTTTCGAGGCAGCCGGGATGAACACCGTGCTGAACTTGTTCCCGCTGTCCAACGATACGACCGTGACGGGTCCGACTCCCTTCTTTTTCTTGCCGTCCTCGTCGCCCCAACCGCTGAAATCCGGCGCAGGCAAGGAATCGTCGACGAAGTCGCCGCCGGGGGCGTCGCCCGTGGGCATCCCGGGAAGCTGCTTCGCCGTTTCCATCGGCTTCGGACCGGCTGGCTTGTCCGGGGCCTTGTCCTGTGGCTTAGGGCCTACGAAGTCGGGAGGAGACTCCAGCGATTCCTTCCCCTTTTCGTTGCCCGTCCTGACCCATGCCGCCCCTTCTTCCGCCGTGCTGCCTTGCCAACCGCCAAAATTCATGTTCAGAGCGTCCGCCGTATTGCGCTTGAACGTCTCCGATTCGGTCCATTTTTTCGCAATGGTATCGACAGCGTTGAAAACCCAATCAACGATTCCCTTGATGAAATCCGCCGCCCACTTAAACTTTCCGCAAATCCAATCCCACGCCTTGCCGAAATACGGGCCGACGACATCCCAATTTTCGATCAGCCAGTAGGCTGCCAGCCCGATACCCGCGATGGCGATCCCGACCGGGCCGAACGCGAACTTCAACGCGCCGAGGCCCTTTCCCAACAGCTTTGTTGATTTCTCCCAAGCCCTCGTTGCACGAGCCCCCCACACCATACCGATAGCGGTGCCCTTTTGAATACCGATGAGGCTCAACATGCCCGAGCCAAGGCTCTTGACCGTGCTGACGGAACCTTTCCCCACATCCGCCCACGACAGATGCGCCGCCCGGTTCAGGAGCGCCGCTATGGTGCCGCCCCTTGTCGCCGCTGTGTTGGCGATGGTCGCCCCGCGAAGCGCCAGCATCCCGCCCTTCACGGCGTTGATCGTCGTCGCAAGGCCATTGTAGGCGTAGCCGAAAACGATGCCGCCAACGGTCAGGGCCGCCAGCGCGCCCACGCCGCCGAGCAGCGCCGTGGTGACGTTCGGGTATTCCTTGGCGAACCCCGTAATCACGCCGACGCCCTTGCTCAGGGTCTTGAGGAAGGCGTTGTAGGCTGGCAAGGCCGCGTTGCCGACCGTGATGCCGAGGTTGCGCGTCTGCTGCGCGAGCTTGGCCTCTTCGGTGGCCGTGGTCTCCATCCGGTTCAGGTATTCCTCAAGAACGGAATCATCGACGTTGCCGTTGGCGATTTTAAAGGCTTGCTTGAGCAGGTCGAGGTTATCGAGCAACGGGGCGATGGCGGCGATTGACTCATCACCAAACAACTTCATGGAAACGGCGTTCTGCATCTCTTTGGGGACACGCTTCAACTGCGTAAGCAGCGTCATGATCGCGCCCTTGGCATCCGTTTGCATTTGTTTTTGCAGAGCATTGGGATCAAGGCCAAGGTGCTTGAATATCTCCTTTTGATCCTTGGTCATCGCGTTGCCGAGCGATAAGACCTTGGTAAAATTTTTCATGGCTGTGCCGGCCACTTCAACTTCCGCCCCGGACGCCTTGAACGCCATGCCGAGCGCGGCGATGTCCTGCGACGCCATGCCGGACCCCTTCAAGAGCGGCCCCATCCGGGTGAAGATACGGTCGATCTCGCCCGCTTCGCCGTTCATCTCGTTCGAGAGGGCGTTGATCACGTCAGCCGTGTGCCGGGCTTCGAGGTCATGCCCATGCTCGCCCGCCATGTCGCCAGCGAGTCGCCCGCCTGTTCCGCTGTGACGCCCCACGCGATGCTCATCTGGATGGCCTGCTCGGTGTTCGACCGCATCTCCTCGCGGGTCTTGCCGAGCCCGGCCTGTGCCCCGGAGGTCATGATCGCCACCACGTCCTCGAACGACTTGCCCGTCTCCGAGGACATTTTCAGGGCGTCCTGATAGACCTGCCCGAGCAGCTCGTCATCCGCGCCGTTCATGACCTTCTTGAGATCCGCGAACGTATCTTCGGCGCTGACGGCCAGCTTCACCGGAATGGCAGCCGTCGCCGCCTGTGCCGCGCCGCCGATGAGACGCCCGGTCAGATCCGACCGCTGATCACGCAGCGCGGCACGGCGGGACATATTGGCATCCACGGCCTGCTGGTGGCGCTTTGCAGCCTCCATGCTGGCCGAAAGCGTGCGATACCGCGAGGCCAGCTCACCGATCCTGTTGCCCGCGCTCGTAGCCAGAGCCACGGTTTCGCGGTAGGCCGCGCCGGACTGCATGAGCTTCGCGGAGAGCTGGCCAACCTCCTCTTCGGCACGGGCCAGCTTCAAGGCCAGCGCCCCGGACGCGCCGCCGGAGTCCTTGGCCTTGGCCTGAAAAGCGGCAAGGCGGGTTTCGGCTTCACGGAGGTTTCCCCCGAGCGCCTTGATCGCTTCCCGCTGTTTCGCCAGCATCGGAGCGAGGCGGTCCCCCATGTCGGCGGCGGGCATCCCGGAAAATTCACGGCTCAGTGCCCCGCGCTGCGCGTCCGCGGCACGGGCCACAAACAACCGGGAACTTTCCCTGTCCTTGCGCTTCCGGAGTTCCTCCATGTCGGTGCCGAGCGCCTGATGCTGAGAGCCGAACGCCTGATAGCTCCCGGCGGAACCAACCGCTGCGGCCACAGTTTCACGGTAATTCAAGCCGGAGGACTTGGCGCGTTCAGTTAAACGGCTGACCCGTTCCCGGGATTTTTCAATCTGCTGCTCCAGGCCTTTCGTCTTCCGGCCCGTCCGCTCCGCCGTCGCCTCATACTCGGCAAGCTGCCTGCGGGCTTCCTTGAGTTCCGCGACCTGCGCCTTGATCTTGTCCTTCTGTGCGGACATGGCGGCGCCCACCTTGCCTACGGGTGAGCGCTCCATGTCCCGCAGCGCTTGCGTGACGGCACCGATGCGGTCGGAAGCGGCCTTGAACGATGAGCCGAAACTCCCGTCGAGGTTCGCTCCCAAGCTGAAAGAAACGCCAAATTCACGCGCCATTGTCCATATCCTTTGCGGCGTCGGCATAGCCGACGAACGCTTCCGGTGTCAGATTGCGGATTTCCGTCCTGCTCCAGCTGCTGAATTTCGCCAGCGACAGCATCGCTAGGCGGAGGCCGTGGAGCCTTCCCCTTGCGTCGTAGCCGTCGCGGTTTCGGCCTCCTCCTTCTTTTTCGGCTTCGTAGGGCGGAGGGAATTGTGCGCCGCGCGGATCGCCCCGATGTCGTCCTCATCGAGCGTCCGGAGCACGTCGTAGGGAACCCCCGTCACGATGGACAACGTGCACAGCTCGACGGTGACAGGGTTGTTCCCCCGGTTGAAGGAGATGGCCATGTCCATCGCGTCCTCGTCGTCGCCAAGCGTGGCCCGGCGCAGGGTGAGGATGTCGGTCTTTTTGCCCTGCACGGTGATGGGGGCGCTCAGGGTGGCTTGCGCGGTCTTTTCCATGATGTTTTCTCCTATGCGTTGAGGCCCATCTGGACGCGGACGGCGGCCAGCAGGTCGTTGCCCTTCACCCGATGGATGAAGTTGATCTTGTCGATGAGGAGCTGTTCCTCGCCGTCCAGCAGGATTTCGAGGCGGGTCACTTCCAACTCAAGATCGTTGCCGTGCTTTTTGCCCTGCTCCATCGTGCCGAGGCTCATATTTTTCGGACGGCCAACGATATTGAGCCGATACGGGACGGATTCGCGGATGCTGGTGCTCTCGTCCACGATCTGCAAGGCGCTGTAGCACTCGAACAGCGGCTGGAGCGTCCAGTCCAGAATGTCGAAAACATCCTTGGTCGCGCTCGTGAAGGTCATCTTGCAGGTCATGGACTGCGTGAGGCCGATGGTCGGGGACTCGATTTCCCCGGCAAGGCCGGAACCGCTCAGGGTTTCTGTCATGTACTGCACCTGCGGCATCTCGATCTGGGCCGTGCCCAAAAGGTCTTTCCCCTGCCAGTACACGCGGTAGGCGATTGTTTGCTCAGGACGACTCATGGCCTCTCCGTTAGCTGAACAGGACGCTCAGGTTGTCGGTGTCGAATTCAAAGATGCCGTCGATCTCGCGGTTGGCGGGCGGCGGGGTGATCCGCAGGTGGAAACGGGCGATGCCGTCGATGAGATCGGTCGTCGGATTATCCGACTCGTCGAAGGAGATGGAACCGCCAAGGATCATCTCGCGGGCCGCATAGCCGTCCAGCCGGATCTGCTCGCTTTTCAGGATGGTCTGGATCTGGCGGCGGGTCAGCGGGTTGTCCACCTTCTGGAAGTACGTCAGGATGAACGTGCTCTGGTACCAGTTGAAGAATCGGCGGATGGCGTCCTGGCAATCCTTGGGGTCGGTGTTCGAGGGATACGCGCTCATGCGCCCGCCCCACGACTTCATGCCGCCGTCCCAATTCACGGCGGTGTAGATGCCCTCTCCGTTCAGGTAGTTGCACTTGTCGAGGCCGAGGAAGAGTTCCTTCCAGCCGCCCTCCTCCTTTTCGTCGGGATAGCCGATGCTGGTGATCTCCAGCCGCTTGTTGGACGGGCTGGCGTAGGGGACCCCTTCCCGGTCGGCGTCGGTCTGCGAGATGAGCCCGGTGAGGTGCGTGGCGAGGCCGAACACGCGGTCCCCGAGCTTCACCTTGGGCCAGCACACGATCAACAGCTCGTCCGAGAGGTTGTTGTTCTGCTTGTAGGCGGGGACGTCCGTGTACTTCTTGACCCCGTGCTCGCCTTCGGTCGGGATGTCCGCGAGGGCCACGGCCTTGAACAGCCCGTTGATGCCGTCCGCCTTCGCCGCCATGACCACGGCCACGGCGGGGTCTTCGGAAAAGCGCGGGGCAAGGATGCTGCCCGGCACGAGCCGGAACTGCGGGAACACGGAATCGATCAGCTCCAGCCCTTCCGATTCCCCCGTGGATTCGTTGATGCCGCCGATGACGTCCGTGCTGTCCACCAGCGACACGTCCGCATAGTCGTACCCGGCTGTCACGTTCGCTTCGGCGGGAAGGCTCCCGCCCTCGATGCGGGACAGTTCTCCGGAGATCGGGTCCAGCGTGTAGTCGGTGCCTTCGACGTAGGTTGTGGAGCTTTCCGCGTTTTTCAGCACCAGCTTGGAAACGGAGCCGTGCTTGAGCGAAGCCGCGCCTTTGGCGTCGAAGCTCACGGCCTCGCTGCTGACGCTCGTTTTGTGGACGGCGGGATCGAAGACGTTGCACACCACCAGCGGCGCGCCCCGGTAGAGCGCGAAGTGGCTGTACGCAAGCTCCTGCAAGCTGTATTTGTTGAAGTTCTCCTCGTCCCACCCCATTTCGGAGACGAACTCGTCATACGAATAATACATGCGCAGCCGGTTCACGTAGCGGGGCTTGCCCGTTTCGAGGCGGTCAACCGCCGCCGTGCCGACCGCGAAGACCACATTGCTGTCCACGGAACGGGCCGGGAGGATGCTCGTGGGCAGTTCGCTGGTGTAAACGCCATGTCTGAATGCCATACCCTACTCCTTGGCCTTCCGAGCCTTGCGGCTGGCCTCGTTGATGGTTTTGAAAAGCCGCTGCATACCGCTGCCTTCCTTGCGGAGCTGGCAACGGGTTTCGGCAAGCTCCTCCACAGGCACGAACAGCTTTTTCAGATCCGGGTTGGCCTCAATGACGGCGGCAAGCTGCGGAAGCGGTTCGCCACGCAGGACGGCGCTGGTCCGCAGGGGAAGGCCGAACGGCCTGTCCGGGCCGACATATACGGTCAACGCCTGCTTCCGGCGGGCCAGCAGCTCCGGGGACGGGCTTTCCGTCTGATGGCCGTTCGGCGGCGCGGGACGGATGCAACCTGAAACAAGTTCAGGTTGCCCGCTTGCCTCACTCGACGCGGCACACGTGCCGCGACTGCCGTCAGCTTTGCCGGACGCCTTGTCGGGCTTTTTGGAGGAAGTCTGTTCATTCATAGGTATGTTCCTTCAAAGTGCCGCCCAACGGGGTGGACGGGATAATATACTGGTATTCCGGGAAAACAGTCGCCATATGGTACTCCATCCACTGTTTTTCAGGGTCGGGGATGGACGCTTTGAGGGGAAGCTCCAACTGGAACTTCTTGGCGACAACCCGATTCCGGCGCAGGACGGCCCGCGTCCAGTCGAGCAGTTCCGCGAGGATCAGGCCGGCCTGCTCCTGGCTCTCCGGCGCGTACATGCCGAGCACCAGCGCCAGTATTTCCCGGCCTTCCGCACCGATGTAGCCATCCACGCCTTCGTTGATGTCGCCGCTGACCCACCGGACGCAGATGAACGGGTACGTCCTTCTCCCCTGCTCGTCGGGCAAACCGTGAAGGAACACTTGAAGGTCTTCACAGAAACCGTCAGGAGTGGGGAAAGGGTACTCTTTCATGGCCTCGGTCAGCATTTCCTTGACCGCCAACAATAACTCTCTGCTTCTCATCGCATTTTTCCCGATGCGGCCAGTTTGCCGATCTGAAAGTTGACCTCGTGTTGCAGACGGCGGGGAAAAACCTCGGACGCCTTGTCCACGATCTGCTGCTGGTTTTCCTTCTTGAGCAGCGACTGGATGGGCGACGCGCCGAACAGCATTTTCACCCCTTTCCAGACAAGCCCTTCCGCCCCCTTACGGCCTTTTTTGTGGAAGTTGTTCACGCCTTTCTTGCGCATGAACACGCCGTAGCCGCCGAAATCGATCCCCCGCAGCTTCTTCATGATGAAGGGCTTCGAGTAGCCGGGCTCCTGATAGACCTTCCGCGTGCCGCCTTGCCGGATCTGCGCCGAAACGCCCGCCGGGGGCTTGGTTCCGGGGAACTTCGGCTCGGGGCGGAAGTGGTACTGGGAGATGCCGCGCCGCCCGGAAATGTAGAGGCAAGCCTTCGTTGTGCCCCTTTGCGCCTTCTTCAAGTAGAGCTGGTCGAAGAGCCTTCCCGGAGGCACGTAGACATAGGCCCGCCGCGCAATGCGGATCGCCTCGGCACGCATGGCGTTCAACGTCCGGTTGATGGCCCGTGAAACGGCGATCTCGCACTCCTTCGGCATATGCTGGAGCGGGGCTGTGAGCGCCCGGATCGTCTCGTCCATGTTGGGGATGTCGAGCCGGATCATGCCGCCTCCCTGTACAGCCGGATGGTCCGCAGCGCTTCGCGGTCGGCTGTGGCCACGAACCAGCGTTCGCCGTTGAACGTCACGCTCGTGCCGGGGTACAGCTCGTCCGGGAAGTCGGACAGGGCCACGAGCAGCACCACAAGCTTGTGGGAAACGCCGGGCCTGTCGTCCGCTTCGGGCCATGCCATTTCCGGCCTGTCCACCACGGCGTCGAGCGTTTTGCCCTCCAGCGTGACGGATTCGCCGAACTCGGCGGGGGTCAGGAACACGGAGTGGATTTCCTGCTCCAGGATGTCCTTGAAGAAGCTCTGGTTCATGAATGCCCTCCCCGCTCCTGCAACAGCGCCTCGGTCCGGGCCATGCGTTCGCTGAGGCCCTGCATGGCGTCTTCGTAGTCGTCCAACCGTTCATGGACACGCGCTACCGTCAGGCGGCAATCATCAATGTGGACGAGCTTCACCCGGTGTTTGTTCAACTCGGACAAATCGGATGAAACGCCCCGGACTTCCTCCCTGAGCGTGAGAAAGACATAGACGACGAGCGAAATGAGCAGCACAAGCAATGTACCGATGATGCCCATCGAATAGGCCAGCAGCGTTTCCGTGGTCAGCGGCATAGTTCCTCCGCGTGTTCAATCCAGAGCAGCAGCTCCGCGCCCTCGTTTGCCGGAAGATGAATCCATTCACCCTCCACCTGTTCCCAACGCCCGTTTTCTTCGTAGGCCCACGCCTCAGTGATGATCGCCCCCGGCGTCATCGGTGCGGGAGGCACGCTTGTCAGCGCCCCCGAACTTCCGCAGCCATGCAGAGCCGCCGTCAGAGCGCACAGCGCCCACACGGGAACGGCGGCGGTATTCCCGAAAACCTTCAAGAACCAGTTGAAGGATGCGGACGAGGGCCGACCATGCATCACTTGCCGCCATTGCCCGCGTCGTCGGCGTTTTTGGCTTTGCCCTTGTTGCAGCCGATCCAGTTCAGCAGCTCGTAGACAATCCGGTACAACATGCCCGACTGTTCCGTGGGCGCGGGCATGAACGCGCAGATGAACGCGCAAACGCCGGAAACGGCGGCCATGCCCAACGCGACGATGCCGGACTGGGAATCCATCAATGTAGCGAAATCCATCAGAAGACCTCCTGTCCGGGGTCATAGGTGCGCGTCGGCCAGCCGCCCACGCAGAATTTCCGCAGCGGGAGGCGGTTCGCCGCGCTGTTTACGTAATGCGCGCCCTGCATACAGTTCATGAGGTGCACGATGCGCCGGGCGTCGTTCCGGGAAAGGACGATGGAAAGGGCCGAAAGCGTCTTCGGGCCGACGACGCCGTCCGTCTGGAGATCGTCGAACAGGCGCACGCCGTCCGCGCTGCCGTCCTTCCGCCAGTTGAAGGCGTTGCAGAGCCGTTGCAGGTAACGCCCCATGCCCGCCTTGCCGAGGTTCACGGCCTGCTCGAACAGCTCGTCGGCCACGATCTGGTCGAACCGTTCGAGCCCGAGCTTGTCCCACCACTCTTTCCTGTACCAACCCTTGACGCACCCCGTGAGGCTCGGAATCCCCATAAGGTGCGCGGAGAAGGCGGCCTTGCCCTTCTTGTAGGAGGGATGGCTCTTTTCCCGGTCGATGACGGGCCAGATCGGTTCGTTGGGGAAGAAGTTGCGGGCGCACCCGCGGAACGTCTCCCCGCCCTTGTCGCCGGAGTCGTGCGTCCAGCCGCCTTCCCACTTGGAGACGGGCGCGTAGGCGAGATCGAAATCAGCCATGACTACGCCGCCTTGAAGTCGAGTTCGACCAACGCTTCGGGGTAGGTGCAGAGCGTGAGCGGGTTGGTCTGCACCTCGATGTCGATGCCGCGGCTCTTTTCCTTCTCGTCCATGCGGGCGTAATATTCGAGGCCGATGGTATTGACCGTCTCCATCCAGTCGGCGGGCGCGTGGTACTGCTTGAAGATGCCGGGGCCGACCGGGTAGACGTGCCCCTTCTTGGCCGCCACCATCGTCTGGCCGCCCACCACGTCGGAACGCTCCACAAACGTCAGGCCGCCATAGGTAAACCCGCGCTTGCGGTAATCGTTGTTGCCATAGTCCTGTTTGCGGGCGAGCCAGTCCTCGAAATACTTCCGCACGAGCACATGGGAAGTCAGCATGTCGTACGCGTCCGAGCCGATGATGCACTCGATATGGCTGAACGGCGTGCCGCCCATCGCGGCCTCGACATGCCGCTTGGCGTTGAGGATGCTTGTCAGAATGGGGTTCGCATCGTCGGCGGCCGTCTTGGGGAACGAAATGGGCAGCGTCTTCTTGGTGACGCCGAACGTCTTGAAGATGTCATGCAGGACGGTGGTGCCGTCCGCATCGAGCACCACGCCCTTGATGGCCCCGAGACGATGGAACTCCACCGTCGCCGTCATGTTATCCTTCAACTGCTGCATCTTGTCGTTATAGACTTCGGCAACCGAAATCGGCTCGGTGGAGCCGAACGCCCGCACGTCCTGAAGGTCTTCGGGCGCCAGCGTGTCGGACATGGCAAGATGCGCGCAGGAGAGGCGCATCCACTCCCGCTTGGCCCCGCGCCCGGCAAGGCTCTCCGGGGCGGTATTGCGTTCCGAGTCCCCGATCAGCACGATGCGTCCCTTCTTGATGTCGAGGGAGACGGTCGTGGACTTCACGCCTTTCACCTCGAACAGCCTGCGGAAATAGACGGGAAGTGTGGGCAGTTTGTTGACCGCCGCGGTCATTTCGGTGCAGCCGAACACCGTGGGATAGTTCTGTATGGGCATGGGTTACTCCTTGATGACGATGCCGAGATCGGACAGGGACAGCTTGGCCTCGGCCTGCAACGTGGTGACGCTGGCGTCGAACTTGAGGGCCGCGCCGTTCAGGATGGCCCCACGCCGGATGACGATGCCCGGCTGTGCGGACTCGCTGGCTTTGACAGCGCCGATGAGCACGGCGACGGGCGCGCCGCCCAACTTCTGGGCGCTCTCGACCGTGGATTCCGTCAGCGGCTTGTATTCCCCGGCTTCGCGCATCAGCACCATGCCGAACGGAAGATCCGCTTCCGAAGCCGCCAGCGTCACAACCTCGCGGCTCCACTCGTAGTTCAGCTCATGCAGGACAAGCTCGGAAAAGTCCGGCCCCATGACTTCGGTATTGACGATGATCTTGGACATGATGTCTCCTTACTTCGCTACTTCGGCGCGACGTTCGGCGTCCGCCAGCAGCGGGCTTTTCGTAGTTGCCGTGGGAACCGTCCCCGGCGAAGCTGCTACGGGATTCTGGTGGCCATTCTGGAGTCCGGTGAGGATGCCCGCACGGCTTTTCGCCTCGGCATTCTCATGCACGGGCGCTTCGGCCTTCGCCAGCAGCGGGGCTACGGTGGCGATCTGCTCGGCGCTCATTTCGGTGGCCCGGAAGGTGTTCAGCGTGGTCTCGACGCGGGACGCCGTCTCATCGCCCGCCACGGCCTTCACCACGGCAAGCGCGCCGGCCACGGCATCAGCCGCCGCCTTGTCCATGTTCGCCTTGTTCTCGGCCTCCGCTTTCAGCCTGCCTTCGGCCAGCAGCGCGTCCACCAGTTCCGGGGACTGCGCGGCGAGTTCTTCTCTGGTCATCTGTGCCTCCACAGCGAGTTTGCGGATCGCGGCGTCGCGATCCCTTACAATATCGGTGACAAGGCCAAGTTCCCGCGCGGGCTGCGCCAGCAGAAGCTGCGCCTCGCCCCACAGTTGCGGGTCAGCCGTCAGCCCCATGTGACGGCCCACATCGGCCTTGAAAATCTGGTGCAGGGTGTTGATCCGTTCCTGAAAATACTGGCGTTCCTCTTCGGTCAGCTCGCCGCCCTGTCCGGCCGCCTTCCACTTGCCGCCCGTGATGGTCACGGTGGAAATGCCCCATTTCTCTTCCAGCTTCGCGTAGTTGGTGATCGTCATGATCACGCCGATGCTGCCGACCGTGGCGGTCAGCGGCGCGTAGACCGTGCCCGTGGCCGACGCCAGCCAGTACGCGGCGGACGCGCACAGGCCGTTGGCGTAGGCGGCGCAGCGCTTCTTCGTTCGGGCCTCGGCAATGGCGTCGGAAAGCTCTTTTGTGCCCGAAACGACACCGCCGGGGCTGTTGATGTCGAGCAGGATCGCCCGGGCGGAAGGGTCGGCAAGGGCGGCCTTCAACGCCGAAGACACGGCATCCTGCCCGGTTCCGTACCAGCCCTGTTCCCTGACAATCGCCCCGGATACGGGGATGACGGCCACCCCACCGACAAGCTCGTAGCCACGCGCCTTCCGCTCCGGGAATCCTTCAACAAGCGCTTGAGGTTTCGCCTTTGCCAAGGCCAGTTCGGCCAGCACCTGTTCCGCCATGTCGAAGGGCAACGCCCACAACTCATTCATCTTCTTCTCCCGTTTCCTCTTCGGGGGCCTCACCTCCCGGCTTTTCGTCGCCCTCCGGGGCCGTGTCCTTGCCCGGCTTGCCGGGCTTGGTGCTCAGGCTCAGGGGGCCGAGCAGCGCCAGCAGAGGAGACTCCTCCAGCATCCGGGCGTAGCCCTCGTCGAAGTCCCTGCCTGTTTCGGCCCATGCCTCGCCGTAGGTCATGAGGCGGTTTTGCAACGCGAGGATGGTGGCCGTGATCTCCTTCACCGGGTCCACAAACCCGCGCGAGGGGCCGATCCAGTCCACGTTGCACCAGAATTTGCGGGCCTCGTAGAAGCCGGGCGCGCCTTTCGGAAGCTCGAACATGCCCCGAAGGAATGCCTCCTCTATGACCATCTCGTAGACGGGCTGGCAGTAAAGCCGCCCGAACCAGTTGCGGTAAAAGCTGTAGAGCTTCCACGCCTCGTTGAGCGCGGCGCGGGCGCTGGAATAGTTGGTCTTGGAAAAGTCTTTCGTCAGCGATTCGTAGGGGATGCCCACGGAGGCCGCCGTCGCCCGGAGCACGATCTCAACGAACGCGGAGAAGTTGGCCGAGGGGCGCTTCGATTCCAGCACATACGGCTTTTCGTTCTCGTTGCCGTAGAGGAATTGCCCGGGGCTAAGGTCTTGGACAAGCTGGCGTTCCCGGCGTTCGCCGTCGCCTTCCCGCCCCTCCGTCACATAGTCGGGGAGCTGCACCCCGCCGTTTTCCAGCGCGACGAACACGGGGAACGACGCGGCAATGACCTGCGCGAACAGCTCGTAGCTGATGGCGTCGGACAGGTTGCGGAACAGCTCGATGCCCTTGGAGAACGCCGAAACGCCGCGCACCTGCTCGTCCGTCTCGTGCCGGAACAGGTGGAACACCCCCGGACGGTGGCCGACGCGGGCCGGGACATAGGTGAAGTCCTCCGACAGCAGCGCGCTCCGCTCCACCGACAGGAACGAGGACTGGGGCGAAGCCTTGGGCGTCGCCAGCCAGTACCCTTCCGGCCTGCCGTACTCGGACAGGCGGACGCCGTCGCGGATGAGCGGATCGCTCTGCTGGTCGCTCGGCGTCATCAGGCGGGCCGGGGAAAGCGTCTGGAGCGCGAGCGAGAACGTCCGGTTCTGCCGTTCCCGCTCTTTTTCGTTGAGCATGACCGCCAGATGCAGCATCTCGCCCAAGCTCAACATCGTCCGGAGGCCGAGGTTCTGGAGGTCGACGAAGTGGCATTGCCCGCGAACGTCGGCTTCGGACGTCCAGAGCGCAAAGGCCCATTCCATCCGTTTGCCGAGTTCGCGGGCGCTCTCGGAGGAAATGCCGAGCATGTCGGCGGGGATGCTCGCCTTCGGGACAAGGCCCGTCCCAATGGCGTTGCCCGAAATGGCCTCCACCGCCGAATGCGCCGCCCAATCGTTGGCGGCGAGGTCGGCGGCACGGCGCTGCATGACGTCGCGTTCGCGGGATTCCCCTTCCGGGGAGTGCACCTGCGGCCCGCGCCAGCCCGAGATGGAGCCGCGGTAGGCCCCGGCGTCGCGGGAGGCGCGGGCGGTCATGCGCGAGGTGGACACGGGAGGGAGGGGATGCCCGAACTGATCAAGCAGTGCCATGCCTTACCTCCTCACCCGTGCGAGTACGATGGCGGGGCCACGACGCCCGGTGTCGAGCGCCGCAAGCTCGCCCTGAAGATAGACAAGCTGCTGGCGGATCTCGGGCAGGTCGTACCGGGTCAAGGTGCGGCCTTGAACCGTGTACGACTTGCCCGTGGACGCCGCCTTGTACGCGGCCTTCCAACAGGCGATCAGATCGAGGAGTTCTTCACGTGTCCAGATAGTGCTCATAGTGCCTATGCACATAGCACAGAAAAAAGCGCATGTCTGAGACTGTGGAGACTGTAGAGACTGTGGAGACTGTGGAGACAAAAAATTTTCAAAAAGACAAAAAAAAGCCCGGCTGGGAAGCCGGACTTTTCTGTGCGAACTTGTTCAAGGCATCAGCCCCGCAGTTCATTGAGACGGGATGGATCATTATTTAACAGCTTGAAAAGCTGCACCAGTGCCTGTGGAGGTTTGGCCTTTCCAAGCTCATATCGAGAGAAGGCATTAGCTCCTCCACCGAACAGTTCACCAGCCTGCCTCTGATCGAGGCCGAGCTTTTTCCGGACGGATAGGACAAAAGCAGGATCAAACAGTTCTTCATTCACCTTACGGCGAAATACCTCCGACAGCCCATCAAGACGATCCGCTTCCTCATCCGACAAAACGCCCTCTCCGCACACCGGACAAAAATCCGCATGGGTTTCGAGCATGATTGTCCTTCCCTTGTATGTGAAGGGGACTTCCTTCACGCCGGGCACCAGTTCCGCGCCTCCGCATTCTGGACATTTCATATCACAGCTCCTTGAATGAAACGACAAGAACGTCGTCTATTACAGTCAGTTTAATGTACAGCATTCCCACATCCGCCTTGTGCCGGTAAACATCCTGCCAAACGGAAGAATCATGATATGTAGTCATGCTCTTATAGAACTCATGAGGACTCAGGCACATGATTTCCGCATAGGCTCGTTTGCGGTCATACCCCAATGCAGCGGCACCATTTCGCGCTGTGGTTGTCATATGGACCTTTCCAGCTTCAATCAGGGCCTTTACACGGCTCAGGGGGCAATGCGGCTTGTTCTTTTCCATGTCTTTATATTACCCTATTAGGTTAATTTGTCAAGTCGTTTTTCTCACAATACCCTGTTTCTAAAAATAGTTTCAAATCTGTTCTCAAATACCATCGATATCTTTTTCCCGTTCCATAAACAGAAATCTTTTTCTCCTTCACAAGCCGGTACAACTGCGCCTTGCTGCACCCGAGAATTTCGCAAGCCTGCTGCCAGTTGAGGCGATCCGCCAAGTCGTACAGTGCCATCACGACCTCCGCAGGTTCGCCAGGCGCGAACCGATGCCGCCCCCGCCGCGTTCGGACGGGCGCGGGGGACGGGCGGGCTTTTTCGCTTCCTCGTCCGGTCTGCGGCGATGGCGCACGTTCAGGATGAACGCGAACGCACGCTGCATGACCTCGCAGTCCCAGAAATGGTTCGGCTTGTTCGCCGGGTTTTCCCATCCCTGCTTCTCGTCGTCCCAGACCTCGGCGCACAGTTCCTTGGCGTACTGTTCAAGCTGCCCGCCGTCATTGGCGTGGAGGTGGAACGCGCCGGGATCATCCGGGTGGATGCCGAGCTTGAACGCCAGATCGGACTTGAAGAACGTCACGTCGCAGCGGTAGAGCATCAGCCCGCCGGGGATCTTGACCTTGTTGCCCTTGGCGTCGGGGAAGTATTCCTGATGCGAGGGGGTGTAGGGCTGCGCCATCGAACGGACGCCCTGCCACGGGAAGACGCGGCCCCGATGACGGACGGCCCATCGGTAGACCTCGGCGGTGCGCCCGCCCATCGCGTCGATCATGGCTGCCTTGACCGCGTATTCCCTGCCGTCCGGGTCGGCGTAGACGCTCCCGAACAGGATTTCCTCCAGCGCCGCGAGGTTGTCCGCCGAGCCGGACGCCACGAGCCAGCTCTCCTCGGTTTCGCCATAGCCGTAGGCCCGGATGACGTACCGGAAATAGTGCTGCTGCGTGTCCACCGTGGCCAGAAGGACGGATACCCGCTCTTTTCCGTCCACCGGGCCGGGAACCTTCCCGCGTGGGCGGTCGTCGCACAGGGCGAGGATGGCGTCTTCCGAGCGGGCCGCGTGCGACTCCACCCACGGCTCGGCGGCGTACTGGTTCCTGAAGTTCTTGAGGTCGTCCAATTTTCCGCTCTCCTTGTATTTGAGCCATGCGTGGGCCACTTCGGACAGGCTCACGAAGTATGAAAGCCACGCGGGGATGTGAAAGCCCACCTTCACGGGACGGTGCGCGGCGACGTGGGCCATCAGCTCAAGGCCGGACGTGCGCTCGCGCCACTCCCCTCCCCTGACCGCCCGGTCACGGTCGCCGTCATCCCACACCGCGCCGCAGTATTCACAGGCGTAGTAGGCCAGACGCTTCGCCAGCACGGTTTCGGCGTCCGGGGACTTTTCCTCATCCTTTCCGGGCCATGCGATGCGCTCGAAATCCATGTGCTGGAAAAAGCCGCAGTGCGGGCAGCGCACCCAAAAATCGAAGCGGGCGCCCGCCTCCTTGGTGAGTGCCTTCCAGATCGGGCCGTCCTCCGTGGTCGGGGTCGAGATTTTCACGACCTTGCGCCGGGTCCGCCATGTCGTCGCGCGCTTCTCTGCCAGCGACTCGGACGATGCCTCGTTTTTCGGGTTCTTGTACTTGTCCAGCTCGTCGAGGATGAGGATGCGGATGGGCTTGTTCCCGAGCCGCGAGACGGAACCGGACCAGCCGAGGTAAATCGGCATGTACAGCAGGTTGATGCGCAGGCTG